AGCCTTGTTTTACTTCACCGCCAGCTTTGTTCCAGCGTTTCATTTGATTTGGTACAGTATGATAATCACCTGCATTTAAAAGTTTTACCATAGTAGATGAAGAAAGATTAGCTGGACCTAAGTTATATGTCCATGATACTAATGCATCAAATTGATTTTGTTGTAATGGTGCAGAAACATACTTGTGTACATAACCTTCATACTCTTCTAATTCTTCTTCTAACCATGCATCAGCTTCTTCTTGTGTACAAGTATCTCCCATCTTTACTTCTTTGGTTCTCCCATACGCAATCGTTGGAACTCCTGCTGCACATTTATATGCTTTTAATTCACAACCTTCAAACTTCTTAATTAGACTTTTTCCCTCTTCCGATATCTTCATCTTCTTTCTCCTGTTTATCAAGTTCCCTATAATATTCAATAATTGAAAGAACTTGTTTAATATACCTTTTTTGTTCTGCTGTGTTGACTGATAAGTTTTCATAATCTTTTGTACTCAATGCGTAGTAGGCTTGCCTTGGTGCATTGCCTGATTCTACTAATTCTAAATATTCTGCCATTAATTCTGGTGTAAGAACTTCCCAATCTATATCTACAAGTTGTAACTCCATAGGTAGTGGGGGGTGATACAAGGGTGCTGGTTTAGCAATAGTAACAATCTCTACAGGTTTTGTTTGACTTGGTATTATTGAACAACTTGTAACTAAAGTTAATAATATTAAGTATTTACTGGTTAATATTAGTTTCTTCATCTTGTTTCTCAAATTGGTCTGGGTCAGTTAAAGCAATAAGTTCTTCTTTGACTTTCTTAGTTCCTTTGTTTACTATTTTTTCAATAAGTTTTGGTTTTGACAATGCTAAATTATCTAGGTCGTGTTTTGAAAATGTGCTACGCAACTGGTTTACTTCTCGTAATGCTTCCTGTTTTTGTTTTTCTATTGTTTGTATTTGTTGTTGTACCTTCTCTTGTCTTTCCAAATGATTTTTAATTGCATTGTTTTGTTCTGTTACTTTAGTTTCTAATACTATTGCATTAGCTTTTAAAACAGATATGTTATCAAGCAATCTATCTATATACCAAGCACTGCCAGTTATACTGGCTAATAATAATCCACTAAGTATAAGTGTTAATTTTCCCATGTGTATACCTTAATTGGTTTGCTTTTACCTTTTACTTTTATATCTCCTAATGATTTTAATTCATATGTAGATGCTTTCATAGTGCTATCAGCAATTACTAAATTTACACCAAGTTCTTTACAGCTTGATTCCATGCGTGCTCCAGTGTTTACTGCATCACCTATAGCTGTATAATCAAAGCGTGTTGCACTTCCCATATTTCCTATCACAGCTTGCCCAGACGATAATCCAATTCCAATTTCAATTCCTAACTGTGCTGCTTCTATGTCGTGTTTTATTTGAATCGCTGTTTTTATAGCAGCATCTTCGTGGTTATCTAAATCTAATGGTGCATTGAAAATAGCCATCATGGCATCTCCAATATATTTATCTACCATACCGCCATTAGCTTGTACTGCACTTGCCTGTATAGTAAGAGCTTTGTTCATTAACTCTGTAACTTCTTCTGGTTCAAGAGTTTCACTAAGGGACGTGAATCCCCTAACATCAGTAAATAAGAAGGTAGCATATTTTTTTTCTCCTGAGAGTTTTAAAAGTTCTGGATTATCTTGTAATCTTTTAACTTGTCTTGGATCAAGATAATGTTCAAACTGTTTTTTAATTTGTTGACGTAATTTATATTGTTGTCTAAATCTAAAATAATATTCTTGTAGAGATATAAATACTGCTGATATTAAACTATAAGTAACATCAATTAATATATTGTTTTTAACTAGCCAAACACCACCAGCACTAAGTCCAGAAAATATTAAGACTGTAAAAACCATACTCCCATTCAAGCCTAAGAAGTTTATTAGTATGAATAAAACAAATGTTATAAGGATTAATATGAACACCTCATAAACTAAATGGGAGTCTGGAATCTGTGGGCTGTTCTCTATTAACATAGATTCAGCCAAAGCTGCTTGTATCATATGTGGATACATTAAATTGTTTGGTGTAGATAATTGAGGCATTATGCCTTTAGCAGTAACACCCACGAAAACAAATCTGCCAGCTACATTCATTTCTTCTAATGTAGTTTGTGGTGTGTCTACCCAACTAATCCATTTCCTTCCGTAGTTATCTACTTTAACAGAGGGCAAGCCCTGTACAGCTATCTCCTTAATTCCATCGCTTTCTGCCTTTAGGATATAAGTGTCCGCTTGTATCAGGGCTTTTAAAACCTGTGTACCAAATGATGCTACCCACCCATCAGGTGTTTGCATCAGTAATGGTAATTGTCTAACAAGACCATCTACATCTATTGGTGCAGATACTATGCCTTGATGTGCATTAGCTTTTAATATATCTATATTTTCTAATACACCTGTTAGTTTTATACCTTGTACGTCAGGTCCAATAATTACTGTACCCTCTGTTTTTGGATAGATGCCATTATCTATTTCTGGCATTGCTATCACACTATGGGAATATGATAGTGCTTCTGCAAAAGCATCATCTCCCTGGAATCTGTCTGGCTCTGGGAATAGTATTACCCAGCCAACTCCTGTAGCTCCTGCATTTAACAGGTCTACATGAATCTGTGCTAAGTCTCTTCTCGGAAAAGGATATCCTCCCCTGGCTTGCACATCTTTATCTGTGATATTTAATATTACAAAATTACCGCTTTCTTCTGGTGTTTCTACAAATGCATCAAAAGTTTTTAACTTAAGTATCTCAAGTGGTTTTACTTGAAATAGCAAAGGTAATATAAATATTGCAATAAATAATAAATATCTTTTCACGAACCTTGTTGTATCCTTATGACAGAATCTGAACCGCCATTTATAGTTACTACTCTGGATACACCATCTTGTATAAAGATAACTGTATAACTATCATCTCCATCAATAATAACTTCTGCATAGTTTGCTACATTACGAATAAGTTTTACTTCGGAGCCTTGTATTAAAGTAACAATTTGTGTAGTTGTATCCTGACCTATGTCAGTACCTCTAATATCAATACCGCTTGCTGTTACAGCTAATCTATCTACTTCTTCTTTGCTTGCAAGAGCATCTATAATATTTAATAAATCTTCAAGAAAGTTTACGTCAAGATAATTTATATCTAATTCTGTAAACTCTAAGTCTGCTTCATTATCTAAAAAGTCTTCTGCAAGATAATCTATATCAAGGTCATTAAAATCTAGTATATCGTTTGTTTGTATGATTTCTTCTGTTGTTAATACAGCTTCTTCTTTTGGCGGAGAAACTATCAACATGTTATCAATGATATCTAAAGTTAAATCTAATATTACAGGAGTGCTTGGTGCACTTTCATAAACATTAGTTGTTGTTGCTTGATATGGTTTGCTTAAAGTTACTGAGCCTAAAGCTGTAGTAACTATTATTTCACCACTTGAATCTCCATCTAATCCAGGTAGAAGTATTATTAAACTTCTGCCTAATTCATCAACAGTAACTGTAAAGTCTGTTCCTCTGATTGCTATATCAGCAGTTGGTGTTTTAAGTGATATATTTTTTTTGTCTATTCTGTTAAGACTACCGCTTACAAATCTTATTGTGCCACTTGCAAACTTAAGTGCCATCTTTGATTTGCTTGGGTTAGGGTCATAAACGTATTCATCTATAACCAGTTTAGAGTGTTCTGTAAGTCTTACTATACTGCTATCAATAAACTCTATACCTAGTCTACCGCTGGCAGTTCTTACATCATCAAAAGATTGAATGCCAAACTTTAGTTGTGCATCATAATCTTTATCTCTTAATACTTTAGCGTATCCGTTTAGCTCTGATATGTTTCCTATATCAGCAACTTGTGCTGGTTCCGCCATCGTTCTGAATGACACAAACAGTACCATTAGAACCATTAGAAATAATTTTAAGCCAGTCATTATCAAGTGTACTCTGTTGTTGTATGTTAAATGTTCTATTAGAACCTGTATGGTCTAAATAGAAATAACCACCTGCATATCCATCTGCATCAAATGTGATTGTGTTATCACTACCATCAATATCAAGATAGTTAGTAGCTAAATCATAATCTATAGTAAATGTTAAATCATTGCTTGAGCCATTAATAATCCAATCTAAATCTAATGTAGAAGCCATAGCTGCGGTAGCTACATCTAAATCAAACTCGTTAGAATTACCTGTAATGTTTACATTAAAGTTACCACTATCAGCTCCATATGTATCTGTAGGGTCAACTGTAATATTAAATATGTTACTGTCTCCATCAAACTCAAAAAAGCCTGTAAAGGTATCAGCAAAGATATCTCCTAAAAATTGGTTAGATGAACCAATCTGATTTATATCTAAAGTCATAGTACCTCCATCAAGGTCAAGTGCTGTCATATCGCCTGCTACAGCATCTGCACCTCCAATGATATTACCAGAACCTAATTGCTCTAAATCAATGTTTGCAGTAGCACCTGATTGGTCTACTGATATTTCGTTGTCGTCTGCATATAGCAAACCCGTACTAAGTAAAATCGTAATTAAATATTTATTCATATTTCCAATAACTCCTGTCATATCCTATATTTATAATTTCAACAACTGCTGCTTCAACTGCTTTTTCTAAAGCAATAGTTCCTGATTCGTTTGTTGTGTATCCAACTTCAATTTCTACAAGCTCTGTACCTGCTTCAATAAACTTGAATGCATCTTGGCTTTCTGCATAACTAAAGATAGTCTTAGAGGTTAACACCTCTATTAAAACTTCCCCTGTTGTTACAGAAACCATTCTAAGAGATACAGTTACTTTATCTTCTCTGTATTGATGATTAGAACCTAATCCTAAGTATCTTGCTCCTCCGCCACCTGTTCGCAAGTTTGTATCATATGCTATTACTCCGCCTTCTAATAAAATTCCTGCAAAGAGTAATGGTGGTAGAGGTCGTTTGCCATCTTTATTTTCAAACTGTTCTCTTGTTGATCGTATTAATTGTCTTTCTTTTGTAAGGTTATCTAGTCCTACTCGTTCAGCTACTATAAAAAATTCACCTTTAGAAGCATTCTTTAATGCTCGTATAAGCAATGTATGTGGTGCTTGTGTTACTGCTGTGCTAAACAAAGCAAATGAACTGTTGCTTTTTCTTTGTCCTGTTTGATCTGTGAAGCTTGTAGGATATATAGCTACTACAGTTTTTTGCAAAGGTGCTTGCACCTCATGCAATTTAGAAAACTTTATGGATTCTACTTGGGCTTGATCTAAACCCTGTCTCCAACTAATGCCTTCATTGACTGGACCAAGATATGCACAGCTAGAAGTAAAAATCGCCAACAGGCAAACTAATCTCGGTAACATTTCCATTCGCATCCGTTATTGTTAAATATATTATTCCGTCTATAATTTCATAAGATACTGTTGTATCTAATAAAGTAAACTCTCCGCTTGTTGCAGCATTTTCTCCAAACAAATTATTAACTAGCTGTGAACTTAATTGTGCATAAATTCTTGATTCTAAATTTCTTATAAACCTTGCTAGTGTAGTATTGTTTTCTTCTCTTTCAGCAGCTTCCTTTAATGCTTTGATTTCTTCTTTCAAAGCTTTCTTTCTATTAAACTCCTGGTTCTCTATTGTTAAATAGTGACTAGATGTATTAATACCGCTAAATGATGGATTTTTAAATTTATGTACCATTTCATCTGCTGCAAGATTTTGTATAAAAATTGCTGCAAAAAGTATAAATCCAATTATGACTGCACCTTTAGCAATTAAATCTTTTTCTTTTTCTTGTTTTATAATTTCTTCTTTAGTCTTTTCTCTGGTCATCTCTATCTGCCTTTGCTATTCTATCTGTATTCATAAGTTGTGGTACTCCAAGTATGGTCTTTAGCAAAGTATCCTGTCTAATTATTTCATTGTCTACAGAACGCACTCTATCTATAAGAGCTACTAAAATACCATGTTGTGAATCTAATTTTTGACCTAGACGTTCTTCTATTTGAGCTATTTGTGCTGATACTTTTTCATCAAGTACATCTACTTTTGTTTCCATACCATCAATAATTTTATTGATTAGTTTCCAAATAAATAAACCAAGACCTATAGCTGCTGCTATTGGGAAGCCGACCTCATTAATTAATTGAACTACAGAATCCATTAAATACTCTCTGGATTAAACAAACCTAATTTTATAAGTTTACCTCTGTTAAGCATATGCTCATGCTCTACCGCTTCTTTATTTTGTCCATGGTAAGCAACACAATAATGTTTATCTATCATTAACTGGTTAATATTAATTCCATCAACTATAAGTTCGCCCAGAACTCTGCCGTACTTACCTCTGGAATCTTTTAATTTTGTTCTGATTTGTATTAGTTTTCCTTCTTCTATAGTAGATTGTACAAATCCAGCAGCTATCTTACCTCTGGCTTTTTCATCTAAGTCTCTTGTTCTACATTCTGGAGTATCAATACCATAGAGTCTTACTCTTGATTTAAATCTTATATCAAAGCCTAAATCTAAAATTACATCAATGGTATCACCATCGACAATTCTATCTACTGTGCACTTGTATTCATACATTATCTTTTCTTGCCTTTGTGTAAACCATGCCTGGCATGTTGTTTACCTGCTTTAGTTGCAGCTCTTTTCTTTTTGTTTGCTCTAGCTAGTTTGCTTCTGCCTTTAGATGTTGACTTTAATTTTTGTATGGTTTTTTTTGGTGCGTATACTTCTCCTGTTTCAGAAGATTTTTTACCACTTGCTGTTGTCCACTTTTGTTTAGTCCATTTATCTAAACTTTTTTGTGATGCAGCTTTAGCCATTACTTATAGCCTCCACCTGCTTTTTTATACGACTTAGCAAGCATTTGTGCTTTACGAGCTGACCATTGTCCAGGCTTACCACCTTTGCTACCAGATTTAATTCTACTAAATATTCGTTTTCTTAATCCTGGTTTTGTGTAATTACCTGCTTGATTGACTCTTGATTTGTTTTTTTTTGCTCTTGACATTACTGTAAATTAAATAAGTAAGCAGAACCTAATATAGTTGCAACAATAAAAGGATAGAGTGCCATAATACGATTATCAAGTTTATCAAATCGTTTTGAGCCATCCTCTAATCTTCTTTCTATAGCTCTGTAGTTTGCAGCACATTCTCTTTCATGTGCTTCAATCTTAGCTAATGTATCTTTTACTGTTGCAGCCATTATCATTTATCTTTTGCTTTACCTATATTAATAGCTAATAAATCAATAAGTTTATACAACTTACCAATCCACACATCATCCTTTGGGGTAGGTGTGATTGCAGCTACTAACGAGCTTACAGTTACGATAGCTGTTACTATCGCTATTAAGTTAAATAACATTTCCATAGATTACTCCTCTGGTTTAATGATTGGACTTTCATCTTTTGAGATTTGATCCAATCTATTTGCAAATACAAGTTTAGCACTTTGTACTTGATCTAGTTGAAAATAAAGCTGTTCTTCTTTATTTTTTAAATCTTCTAATTGCTTTTCAAAATATTCTTTTTGAACATCTACAGGTATTTCCTGTTTTTGTTTTGCATCTTTAGACATAATTTCTCCTTATAATTAAAACAATAATGATAGCATAATTATAGAGAATTGATATCAAATGAATTATCAGCAACTACTTTGTTCATAGGGTTTTCTCTAAAATTAACATATCTATTAAAAGAATTTTGAAATACATGATCTGGATATAGTTCTTGTATTTGTTCTTTTGTCCATTCATTTAATGGCTTTACACAATCATTCATTTTGCAATTATAAATAAAAATATATTGTTTTTGATATTTGTCATTTGAGAATGCACCTGTTATTTCCCAGTAATAAACATTGTTAGTATTTTCTTCTACTGTTGGCACAGCTTTAATTACATTACTCATTATAATAACTCCTTAAGTCTTGCAACTTCTGATGAAAGTTCTTGTACAGCTTTTACTAATACAGGAACTAATTTACCATATGAAGCTTCTAACTTATCAGGATTTTCTTTTAATACTAAATTCGCATAGTCTGCAATATTAAATTCATCTTGTACATTATCTAAGTCTTGAGCTATAAATCCTATATCTTTAGCTCCTTCCATAGAACCATCTCTTCTTGACCAATCAAACTTAACAGGATTAAGTGCATTAATAAAATTTAAACCTACTGGTAAATCTTCTACATTAGACTTATCTCTTATATCTGATAATGATGATATGGTTGTAACATTACATCTAAGAGCAGTTATGTTTGCATCTCCTAATGTAATTTCATTATCAACTGTTATAGTTGAAGGCTGGGCATTAAAACCTATAGCTATAGTATTGTCTGATGTAGTTTGATTTGTACTTGCATCCTTACCTACAGCAACGCAATTACTACCTAAGTGTGCATCAAGTGATCTATGTCCTATAGATACATTATTATTTCCTGTTAAATTAGCGGAAAGTGCATATGTGCCATTAGCTACGTTGTATTGACCTGTAGTTAAATTAGAAGAACATAAAGCACCAACAGCTGTATTTTCTCCACTACCACCATTTGAACCTGATAGGGCTGCATAACCTATTGCAGTATTAGCTGTTGTAGCATCTAAAAGTTTTCCTGCTAAAGCACCAAGAAGCGTATTAAACTGCCCTGACGTATTACTTAATCCAGCATCATGTCCTACAGCTGTATTAAATGCACCATTGTTAACTTTAAGTGCTCTTGTTCCTATAGCAGTAGCCTGGTCTCCGTTACTGCCTGTTGGTTCTGACATAGCTTCAAAACCTACAACTGTACAATTTTTTACATTAAAGCCTGGACCAAAAGGGGTTTGTATATAATTTAATACACTGTTACCTTTTAGTGCATTATGTCCTATAGCTACATTTTCTATAGCATCAGCTGTTAAAAGATAAGAACCAGCAGATTGTCCTATTAAAATATTTTTAGATTCAAACTGACCTGTACCTGTTGATCCTATTCCAAGGGTATAACCAGCAGCATTACCTATAGCAATGTTAGATGAAAAATCATTTGAAGATAACATGGCACTAACACCCATGACTATATTAAGCATTCCTGTATCTCCACCAAAAGGTCCTGCACCTATTGCAAGGTTTTGACCTAAAGTAGCTTCATGTGCAGCACCTGCAAATGCACCTATAAATGTATTAAAACTTGATTGTAATTTTTCTCCTGATTTAGCACCTATGCAAGTATTTCTATTATCATCAGTAATAGCATCTCCTGCTGCATTACCTATAGCTAGATTCCAAGTTCCAGAAGTTAATTGCCTTAATGCTCTTGCACCAATTCCTACATTAAAAGCAGCACTTGTGGCTTTATTCATAGCCCAGTTACCTATGGCTATATTGTTATATTCTCTTGATTGTATTTGGAAGCTACCACCATCTGTGCCATCGCCAGTATCAGAAGCATTTGCTAATACTGGATTACCAGCATTATCTGTTGCGGTAAATGTAAATTGATTTCCTGTATCTCCGCCTATAATAGAAGTTATAGGATAAAGTTTATTGCTAAATGTTGTATTTGAACCACATAAAACTTCTGCATCTATATTTCCGCCAAGAGTAGGTTTACCAATTTTACCCTGGAAGTTACCAAGAATTTTAAAATTATCTCCAACTTTTAAATTTAACATTTCAGCAGTTAAACCTACAGTTCCAATGGTAACAGTAATAGTAGATGAACCATTTGAAGCTGATAGTGTTTCCCCAAGGCTGCCAAAGTTTACGTCATTTCTACCAGTTAATACTTCTGGTAAAGCTTTATAACCTATAGCAATATTATCGGATGCTGTCTGTGAGGTGTTATAAGAAGATACACCTATAGCTAAATTTCTGCTTCCTGTGGTGTTTGCTTTTAAAGAATGATAGCCAATACCTACATTGTAGTTACCAAGAGTATTTTGTTGTAAAGCATGATAACCAAGAGCAGTATGAAAAGTACCAGTAGTATTTAATTTTAGTGCTTCTAAACCTATCGCAACAATTCCTTCACCAGTAGTGTTAGCTTGTGCTGCACTTGCTCCTATTGCTGTATTACCAATAGATGTAGCATTTTGCAATGAACCATATCCTATTGCTGTAGAACCTGAACCTGATGTTGCTGATTTATATGCTTCTGCTCCTATAGCTACATTTAAAAGATTTGAACCAGTTGCAGCAGCACCTGCATTATCACCTAAGAAAACATTACCTGTTCCTAATGGAGAATTTCCATCTAACTTAATTGTGCCGCCATCTACAGATACATTGCCATTTACTGTAAGAGCTGTTATTGCAGAACCTGAACCTAATGCTGCACCATCTATTGTTCCGCCATTAATATCAGCAGAAGCAGCTGTTAAGTTTGTAAATACACCTGTGCCTGTAATATTTATATTAGCTAGTGAATCTTTGACACCAGCTCCAGCACCTGTTCCTTCTGTGTATATTGCAACGCTACCACCATTAGGTACGCTGACTGTACTTCCGCTTCCTTGTTTAAGTGTTAAAGATTGTCCGCCTGTTGTAGCATTTTCTACAATCCAAAACTTTGAAACTGTATTTGGTCCTAATGTTACTTCTCTTGTAGCAGTTAAAGCTACTGATGTAATCTTAAGATGCATTGATCTTACACCATCAGCTGAAAAGTCAGGCATAGTAAAAGTTACATTACTATCTGCTCCCATGTTTTTAGTGCCGTAACCAAGAGCTGAACCAATTAGCTCAAGGTTAGTGTTAGTCGAAGCACCCCAGGTACCTGACTCGTCACCAGTATTTATTTCTTTTAATCTTAAATTGTTTACAAAAGTTGCCATATTAGTTTGGTATTATTGTCCAGTTAGGGTTTTGTGTATCGTTAATTCTTTGCCATATTAAAGGCGTATTTATATTTCCTGTGCCGCTAACGCCTGTTGGTATAACTGTAATTCCTGTTCCTGCTATTACATTAGCAGTTGTAAAATTTACTAATGCAGATGCACCAGTTAAATTTACTTCTATTGGTAATTTAGAAACAATTCCTAATTGACTGGAAGCTCCATTACCACCAGCTATTACAGTTACATCTGCCACTATGCAATCCTTATAATCGCATTGGCAGCATCTGCTGGAGGAAACTGAATAGTAAAGTCTCCTGAAGAACTGCTTTTATCTGTACCAAAAGCAAGAACACAAACTGCCTTGTTAGCTGCACTTGTGTTATATATTAATGCTCCATTAGCTGTGATGCTAGAACTTCCAAAAGTTAAATCGTTAAAATCACAGACAGCAGTAGAGCCATCTAATACAGGTGTAACGCTTGTTAATGCACCACCACCTGCTGCATATCCTGCTCCTGATACTTCATTAGTAACAGAGTATACAGTTGTAGCAGCACCTAAAGTAGCAGAGCTTGTATACAATGCTAATTTAAAATTATGCGTACCTGCTGAAAAATTATGTGTAGCTGTTAAGATTTCGTTCTTAAAAGAGTTACACATTGCTTGTGCTATAGCCATTTAAAGCCTCCTTATAATATCAGCCATATCTTTATGACCTTGTTTATCTAACAATCCTGCAACAGTAGCTCTATCACTTTGAATTGCTTGTTTTATATAAAATAATAATAATGCTTGTATGCTATCTTTAAAAGCTTTTGCTTGCTCTTTTACAATAGGATCAGCATTTTCACTCACAGAAAGTAATCTTTCCATAACTCTGTCAACCCAAAATTGAGGGTCATGTCCTTTATTATTAGTGGTATGTACTTGTACATCCATTACTTCTGTTTGTGTTTGTAACATTAATTAGGTCTCCTTCTTACTGGTCCTGATCTGAAGTTATCTTTAGTGTCTTTACCTTCTCCAATATTTTTTAATCTGTCTATTGCAGATTCAAATCGTTGTTGATAATTCTGCATAATATCTGGAGAGCCTTTCATAAATGTATAAGCTTCTGTTAAAGCTCCATATAATAATGCATTAGGTGCATTTGTTCCTAACCAAGATGTTCCGTCTGATGAAACAGTAATAGAGTCTGGTCTATAAAAATAACTAAACTCAAATCTAAAATCAGCATTAGGCGTAGGTGCCATAATCATAGAATCTTCATCAAACAATGAATAATATTTCGGCACTCCTACTGTATTAGCATCAGGATAAGACTCTCTAATAAAAGGTAAATCTCTAAACATTAAATGTTCTAAGCCAGAATTATCTACAGCTAAAGAAAATGGAGCTATAAAATCTGATGGCGTAGAAAGAAACTCATTACCTGCTGTAGATGTTCCTGTTACATTCTTTTTAAATGCAGGCAAGTTTACTTTTTTAAAAATTCTTTCTTCTGATTGTTGTATAAAACGATCAAGATTATTTACAAATAATGTTTCAGTATTGTTTGTGTAGTCTTGAATAGCTTGCTTTAAAGTTGTATATGTAAAACTCATGTTACTATTGTTACACTCCCTACTTTACTTTCTATTGGTTGGGTAAATACTGCTACAGTATATAAACTTCTAAAGTCTCCTCTGTCTGGTCTTGGATCAAATAATCCTTGTGGGTCAGCAACAACATCTCTACCTAACTGATACTGAGGATTATCTGGGTCTAAACAAGAAGAACATACACGCAAACCATTTCTAGTTTCATTTTGCACTTCATACTTTAATTCATTTAATAGATAACTAAATCCGCATCTATCACATTCTCCTAGAGCTTTTGTACCTTTAGCATATGCCATTAATATATCCTTAAGTTTGGCACTAATTTTAAATTAGCTCTTTCTCTTTGTGAATCTGCTACTTCATTCCACAACTCATCATATCTCATTTTTAACATTGGTACTCTTTCATTAGACTCTGGTCTTTTGCAAGCAATGCTATAAGCAAGTGCATGTGTCAAACATGGTAAGTAACTAATAGGTATATCAGCATTATTAGATGCGGGTTTTCCTGTGTCTTCTATTCTAGCTATATAGTCAAAAACTAATGTATAAGTTTCTGCATTATCAGGTGTAGCCCACAATACTAAGTTGTTAGTTGAACTAGACTTTTGTACATAAAACTGTGTAGGTCTGGATTTTAATAATTTATTAGCTATATGACTATATTGTGTTCTTGATATTCTTGTTAGCCTAGTATCTTTTTGATTATCAACATTTCCAGAATCTGTTCTTAAAGATATATCTATAACTTCTAATGCATCTGTTGGTAAAGGATATGATGCTTGTCCTTCTGTTAAAGTTTGTGTACCAGTAACTACTGTAAATAAATTAAGTCCTTTGTTCTGCCATTCAAGAAAAATTAAATCAAGCGATCTTTTGGCACTACGATAATCGTAACCACTACGCATTTCAAGACCAGCAAGATCATAAGCTTCTTCCATGATATCGCCAAGGTCTAATGTAAATGTAGTTGTTCCACTTGTAGCCATTACTTACCTACTTTTTTTATAGCTTTATTATGAGCTTTATTAAAACTCTTTCCAGCTTTCATTTCATCTTTCATAAATTTCATATGTCCTTTACTATGATGCGGAGAATGTTTCTTTAATTTTTTTTCTTGAGCTTTGGTTAAACCACCAGTTTTCATAAAGCCTATTTTATTACGAGCAGTTTTAGGCAACTGTTTTAAACCTTTGCCTTTATTTCCTGCTGGTATTGGTTTTAAATCTTTTTTCATTTTAGTTCCTTTTGCTGGAGCACTCTCAGTCATTTTACTAAAGTTTGCTCTGGACATTACCATTTTACTTTATCCGCCCAATATGCTGCTGACATTTTTCCTTTTCTAATGTTCTTGCCATGTCGTGCTTTAAAAGATTTACGTTTTGCTTTCATACGAGCAGACTCACCCTTCTTAGGTTTACCTGCTGTCTTTGCACCCTTTTGTCCGAACCTAATAGTTTTAACTTTGTCGCCTTCTTTGGCAACAACTATATGAGATTTCTTTGGGTGGTTTGGAGTACGTTTAGGTTTATTGTAACCAGAAACACCTGCTCGTTTAAGACGAGAGTCTTTCTTAGCTCTTCCCATGGTTTTTAGGTTTTGCCGCCACCATAAAGTCTTTTGACTCTATCTTGCTCCATCTCAACCATTTTGCCGTCCTTCATTCCAGGTCTTTTACCCATCTCAATAGCTCTACCCATTGAATAGTTCATACCTTTCATTTTAGTTTTTTTACCATGACCATACATAGGTTTTTTCATCATCATTTTACCTGGCATTATTTTGCTCCTTTTTTAGTTACTTTCTTTTTTGCAACAGCTTTCTTTTTTACTGCTGCTTTCTTCTTAGGTGCTTTACCAGAAGCATAAGCTTCATTTATATTAGGTGTAGATAAGTCATCTCCAACTAATTGTCCTTTATCGTTTCTAGCTCTTACACCATTAAGATCATTTACTTTTGCTTGAGCATCCACTAAGTCTGGGTCAGGTCCAAAAACTGAGTTCCAGATACCATCTTCTCCTTGCTCTAGTACATAATACTGAGGTGGGAAGCCTGCTCCGTATATAATATATTTATCCATAATTTCTCCTATGCTTTTGTTAAGGTTAATATAACTGTGTATGTATTTCCAGCACTTGCACTTGCAGTAGTAAAACTAATATTACCTGTTTTATTAGTTGTAGTATTAGGTATACCGCTATAATCTCTCAAGTCCATATCACCTAAATCATCTTCTTTTAATTTAGCTATAAAACCTGCTGTGCCTGATGATACAGAAAAGTTTAAAGTTACAGCCATACCATGTAAATAAAATTGCACTCTTTGCAAAGCTACTTCTGTACAAGGTTGACCATTAGCTAACTTGCTTAAGTTACCTACTATGACCTTATCAACTGCTGATTCACCTGTACCATCACTAATGTTTGTAAATTTAATTACAGCATTTCTTGGTCCATCTTGAATAATTTGTGTTGTTACTGCATCTGCCATTATTCAATCTCCTCTGCTTCAAATGATTGACTTGATTCTACATTAGCTTTAATCCACTCAACAGCAGCATCTTTATTAGCTGCTTCATGTTCTTTTCTAACTCTAGTACCTTCTTTTACAATTATTTTTACTTTAGCCATTAGTAACTCCCTTTTGGTTTTTCTGCTGCTAGATAAACATAGTCAACATCCATTGATTGTGAAATAGCACTGGTAGCATTAGCAATGCCAAACCAAGGAGAGAAGCCATTATTCTCAGCAACATTTAATACTGCTCCTGCTGTTCCTATAGCAGGGTTAGCTTCTGATATTCCAGACCAACCATTATCAAATGGTACCCTGCCGCTTATGCTACTTACTGTATGAATAATTTGATTGTCATACAGCCAAACAAATTCTTTAGCTGTTCCTCCTGGGTTGGTTAGATTATTTCCTTTTAAACCAGTTCCTGGTTTAGCGTCTCTATAAACAATAGAAAGTGTATGATAATTACCATCACCAATATTATCCATTTTTGGTAAATATACACTGCTGCCGCCTCCTAAATTACCTGCAAAAGCTGTATTACCATATACTGTTGCAGAGTTTTCATTGTGTGCTACTCCAGTAAACTGTCCAGTAAATGCTAAAAATGGAAATGAATTAGCTGTCTGTGTTGGTAGTATTAAACCTATTACTGGATAACCTTCAGGATTTTTATTACCTGTATTTGCCGCATCATTGTTCATTTTAAATCTATATTTAAAAACAAAATTTGTTTCGCCATTTACTATAGAATTCCAATTTCCTACTTTTGTAGCTTCGCCAGCTTTCCATGCTAAACATGTAGCACTACTACCACCAGCATCAGTTGTTAGTCTAATAACTCCATTAGCTTCACCTACTACTTGTGCAGCAGTATTAGAACCTCCTATATCTCCTTTTTCATAAAACTTTGTATCGTATGAATCAAAATCATCAAACCATTCTTGACATTTTCCTGGAAAAGGAATTTTAATAATATCTCCAATAGGATGCTCGTTGCCATCTCCTATATTTGTAAAACCTTGTTTAAAGTTAGTTGCCATTATCTCTCCTGAATTATTGTCATACTATCTACTGTTAGTATGCATTGATTGCCTGTGTTAGAACGATTTGCTATAGCAATAAAAGGTGTCATTGGTTGTGCTGGTGTTTGTGAGACTGGTAATGAGCCGTCAGTATTTCCATCATTTACACAGTTAACCCATTTTTTTGCAGGACCTACGTCTCCAACTTCATCTACCATGTAACAGTTTAGTAGTGGTCCTTTAATACCAATATCAGAACCTTTAAACCCACCACCATATGTGTCACGCCAAGGAGTTCCATTAGAACCTTTTGATGGTCCTGGTAATCTATTACTTGCTGATCTTTGTGGATATCTACTTGTTAAAGCAATAGTCATGTATCTATCTGTAGCTAAACTTATTGGTGTTTGTCCGCCTGGTCCTACTGGTCTAATGCCTGAACCTGTTTCTGCAACCATATAAAATACATAATCGCCACCAAAAATACTATTAAAAAATGGTGGAATTTCTGCTATATAAGATGATGCATTTGTAGCCCATGAGTTTGCTACTCCTGCTAGTCCAGCTACTTTGCTGCCTTCAAACAATCCAATACCTACATGGGTATTTGTAAAGCTAACTCCTGTACCAGATATTTTAAATCTAGCTTGCATATGAAAGTATTTGTCTTTACTAAATTGAAATGGATTTACAGATGCTCCACCTGCTGTTGCACCTTTCCATGCTAATTTAGTGCAATCTCCATTAGCATTATCTGTTTTAACAATTAGCTCTCCGCCTTTTTTATCGCCTAACTCTACTGAGCCTGCTGCTGAACCTGCTTCTGTTTTAGTTAATGCCCATTGGTTTGAGTCATAAGTGCTAAAATCATCGTGAAAAATAATATAATCTGATTCAACTGATCCTGTATTTAGTCCGTTAAAAGGATGTCCATTTGGTAAATTGCTTAATCCGTTTTTAAAATTTGTTCCTTTTTTGCTATTAGTAGACATTATCTATCCTCCAATCTTATTTCTACTGCATAATTATTTTGCCAGTATTTTTTTATTGCTTCACCCCAGGCTGTTTCTCCTGCATCTGTTTTAGGAAACTCTTCTTCAACAACTTCATTTTTTCCAGTTGTTGCTATCATTACATATTTAAGTGCCATTATTCTGAGCCCTCCACAGCTAGTACAATTTTTTTATCTGATTGACCAGCTAACCATGCTTGGCAGTCAGCTACTGAACTAAATTCAGCTACTTGTTTTTTGTTTTTTATTGCTATTATTTTCATTATGATCTGTCCTCTGTTTCTACACCAACATGGATATAATCTACTTCAAGCACGTTAGCACCTGCTGTACCATTTTTAAACTGTATGGTTGGAGCCATAAGGCTGTTATTGACTGGCATAAAATCTTTTGATGGTATATTGGCTACAAAATTTGTAATTCCAATATTCATTGAGTAACAACAAACATCATTAATAAACCATTTTAAATCTTTTGTTTTAGAGTTGTATGCAAAACTTAAATTAAAATATTCATTATTTCCTACTCCAGCAAAGAATGTATCAGCACCTCCTAAAGAAGTTCTATTTTCTGTTGCGTTACCACAGACAGGAAAAACATGAGTTCCTAAAATATTGTCAAAATGAAAACCTATTCTATTGTAATGTGAGAATAATGCTATGTTATTTTCTGATTGGCATACTCCAAAAAATCCATCAAGTTTTGCAGCTGAAACATCAGAAGCTTTCATTCTAATATCAATCCAAAAGTCTCTACTATAGTTCCATTGGAAAGTAGGATTACTTGCAGCAGTATTACCTAATTGCATATTAACGTAATCATTGGCTGCATCATCATTAGTAATTTTTAAAGTACCACCTACAGAATCTCCTGGCACTATAGCTGCTGATCCTGAACCAGCTTCTACTTTATGTACTCTAAAAGTTGCA